CAAGACTCCATTTTGCTGGTGGCCACTTCTGGTCACGAGTTTTAAAATGGGTCTTCAGAGCCTTCTTCTTGGACATAAATTTCCAAGTCTCTTGACCGAAAGGTCCCTCTATAACATGCTCCGTCATAGCCTTAAGGAAGGCTTGACGTTCCCACTCTTCTAGCTTGAGACAACGTGCAATTTCGTTGACGCAAGCATTAGAGACATAGGAATACATGGAATTAGTGGCGTCGGCATAGTCGACGGAGTTAAAGAAGTGCCCTGGTGGCAGCTTAGACCCTAACATCTCCTGAAGGAGACGAGGGCTGACGGGTTGACCTATCAACTTGAATGTCTTTTTCTCCTTGAGAGTCTTCCACATGAATCGCTGTAAAGGTTTCAATACAGTGTATAACATGGGAGGTCCCTTGGTGATGACCCTAACTTTTAAGGCCTCTGACAATCCAAGTGGAGTGGCAATGGGGGGCTCGGACATCGAAAGTGTACATATTCTATCGTACACTTGCCGCCATTTATCTTCAAGTGGAGTAACATCCACTTGAACATATTGGTTTCTCGATGACCCAGTCTGACGAGCGGAGATTAACTTCTCCTTCGATCTCAATCCCTCAAGAAGCTCGGGATGGTCCATAATTGCGCCAACTGCACCTCCGTCTGAACGAGTATTTATATAATTACTCGAAGTTGAGGGGAAGAAGGGTTCCACACGGTCTGCTACGGTGTACTTCGCGTCACCGAATAACTCGCAGGCCGTGCGGACCACTTCATTCTCCATTGTTTCCTTCGTGAGGGAACACTCAACTAACGGATGCATTTCGCTCTCAATGGCCCAACTCTTAACTATGTTGGAAGGGAGAGGGAGATCGGGTTTAGTAGTCAGCGAAAAGAATGTTTTTCTTTCTGCTGCCCGTAATAGTCTTCTCCTTGGTCTAGGCATACCTTTCTTAGCGTAGCAAATAGACATCAACAAGTCTCTAAAATAGAGAGTTGGAGATTGCCTCTTCACGAGTCTAATCCATCGATATGCTCTGCCTCCGAGCAGACATTCCGGGTTGTCTACAATGCTATATGGTCCGTCAGGTAGATTCTGTCTTTCTTCCTTTGGCACAAACTCGTCGAGTGTATCGTCGATATGTGCTGCAAAGAATGAGGACATTTTCCACTTAACGAACTTCATCGCATCACCACTAATCGAAGCACATCTGATCCAATGATCATAAGTGCCCTTTCGGGTGTAACCGGTGTCGTCAAAACCATGTAAACGCATCAAAACTATAATAGTATCAACACATTCACGCAAATAACATTGATCCTCACGTGTGAGGCTCAATGGGGGAACTTTTCCACCATTTAGCAGACCTGAGTCATTCATTTTCTTCAAAAGTATGAATGATAAGCGTTATAGCT